AAACATTTACTCCTGTTGTTGCATTTGAGCTAAATGTTTTAAAATTGGCAACAAATGAATTATTAAGGGTAAATGTTCCGGCAGGAATCAATAAAGACTGAATAATTGTATTAGCAGCAGGGTTGGTTATTGTGGTCGCAGTTGTTTCTTTAAAATACTGAAGTGCAATTGCTCCTCCATTATTAACCCATGATAATACTCCTGAGCCATTGGTTTGAATTACCGTACCTGAAGTGCCATCTACATTCGGTAGTGTCCATGTAACAGGTGTACCGATACTGCTTGGTGCTTTAATGCCAACATAATCATTTCCTCCTGCCTCTTTAAACCTTATCTCTCCGGCACTTGCGCCATTACTGAATGAAGGCACTGTGGTGTCAATGACAACATTACCTGAAGCATCTGGTAGAGTCAGAGTTCTGTCGGCAGTAGGTGCAGTCAGTTGGATGTATGTCTCATGAGTGTCTAATTCAGACCTAAATCCAAGCACTCTGGTTGCCTTCTGCCAGAACATAGTCAGATAATCCGTAATGCCTGAGGGCGCACTATTGGCGGAGTGAATGTGCAGATGTCCATTACCATTACTTGAACCTATTTTAGGGTTTTTAATTACCACAAATTTAGTCGGTGACCCCTCATAGGTTAGGTCAGGCACTCCATTGAATGCTCCAGTATCATTATATTGAATCTCTCCTGGATTGCCTCCCGGTGTGCCTGAACCTGCCGGAGTTGCCCATTGGTTATCGCCTCTTAAAAATGTAGTTGCCGATGGTGTGCCTGTTGCGGATAACATTGGAATATCAACTGCACCATTGGCAATCGTTGCGGCAACAGAGCCAGTACCTGATGCAGTTACATCACCAGTAAGAGCAGTAATGCCTCCTCCTCCTCCTCCAGAGATTGGAAAGTAGGCCACAACTCGCCAATTGGCTGAACCTTCTGAAATAATCAGGCAACAATCTCCGGCAGCAGTCGTGATGTTGGCAGTTCCTGGCAGAATTAGACTCGTTGCATTATAGGTCAGAGTTAAAACTCCATCAAAGCATAGAATGAATCGTGAGCCTGCTGATGCGCTTCCAAAGCTGGTGATGTTGGTTGTGCCTGTAATGTGGACAAAGTTGCCATTAGCACTTGATAAATTAACTGTTGCCCCAGATGCTAAGGCTGTTGATCTATTCTCATAAAAGGCATTCTCAAAGGTTGATTTGTCCTTCTGAGTTACAAAGCTCTCAATGCCACTTGTCAGCCAATCACGGAGGTCTTGTGGTGTGATTAGCTGACTATTATTGTCAGGAAATAAGCTAAGTGAGTCTGTGCTTAGTTGGGTTCTGGTACTATTCGCCATTATCGAAGCCTGTGCTGAATCCGTCTGTAAATGCTCCTCCTATGCCTGATGCAGTTGCTGCCATCAGTAGAGTGAACTTAGTTGTACCACCGGAAGCATCCTCTGGCTGATTGGTGGCCTCGGTGATGAAACCTTGGACATCAAGACTGCCTGAAGTGAGCCTAACTTTCCGGTACTGCTCATCCTGTGACAAAGTTAAGAAATCGCAGAGACTTTGAGGGTATGAGAACTCAATGCCTATTGGCTTGAATAGGTAGTCCTTGTAGGCTACATTAAGGATGTCGGCATAGATGTCTGAGTTCTCAACAATCTGCCCATTGATTATCTCAATGCAGCTTTCAGTCTCATCATCACCGTTGATTGTGCTGCTATAATTAGTCTGATACTGCCCCACTTGAAAGCGCAGCCTTGGGTTAATTGTGCCATAAGTGTGCATGCCCAGCACCTTCCACCATCGGCAGGCTACCCTTGCCGGAGTGTGGTAAATGTTGTAGAGGCCTGACAATGGCCCACTGCTGGCAGTGATGTAGTTAGATGGCATGCTGACTTCGCCAGGGGCAAATGTTACTGCACCCGTCTCCTGTGGCAGATTAAAAATGGTGTTCTGAATTGGATCAAATGATAGTGAAAACCTATTAAGCCAGATAATGAATGTCTCATAATCATTAGGCCTGTCAGATGTTGCTCCACCAAAGGTGATGCCTGAGAGCCTTCGGCTGAACTCAATGGCATAGCCTTCTGCAATAGTTCCTGAGCGCAGGTCTTCCTTTGCACTGCTGGCCTCATTCATTGCCTTATTATCCACAAAGTAATTGCGGTCAGTATGGATGGCATAGACACCACTCAGCTGAATGTTCTTCCACTTATCATCATAGCCAAGTGTCATGTTGTTCTTGAGCAAATCAACCTTAGCCATCTGATCTACCTCCCCAACATTCTCAAAGCTCTGGCTGATGCTATCCTGGTAGAAGTATTCCCTCGGCTCTACTCTGATTTTCCACTCTGTGCCATCCCATTCAAAGGCCCATCCAAGACAGAATATCTTATCGAGGTCATCAAAGGTTTTCTTCCAGCTTGTTTTCAATGCGCCTAAGTTATCCTGACCATCTGCCTGCCTTATTCTTAGGCCATTGGTCAGGGCATTGTTCCAATAGCAGCCATTGCCTGACTCACTAAAGGCATCAGAGAGCAGCTTGTTATTGCTGCCTGTCATCAGGTAGATTGCCCTGCGAAGCCATTGCTCAATGGTCAGGCAGTTGGCGGTAGAGGCATACTCTCCGGCATTTATTTCGCTGATAGTTATTTGATATCCTTTTTCAATATCAACCGTGACACCATTAAGGACAGTGCTAAAGGTGTCCTGCACAAAGAATAGCGAAATTGTGTAAGCTGTTGGTATTGTGAATGAGCCTGTAAATGTCTGATTTACATTGATTGTTTGGCTCGGTGTAAGGTCAATTGTGTATAAATTAGTGCTGCCAGCGGGAATATTGCCATTAAGAGCAATAAAGGCCAGAGTTATTTGAATGTTCCCCGCTGTGTCATTATTGGTAAGTGTAAAATCAATTGTTACCTCATAGTTCCATGTCCGAGTAGTGGTAGCATTATTCTTTAAAATTGGAGTTGTCTCCCAATTGATTCTGGTAATGAATATAACATTGGTATCAAAGGTGCTGCCATAGTTCTCCTTAAAATCACTCTGCTGCCAATAGGTAGGAACAACTGCAAATCTCTGCGCAAGTGGGCCAAGAGGGCCATTGTAAGTTGTAGTGCTGCTATCAGCCAAGTTCTTACCATTGGCCTGAAGGTACAAGTCCTGCCTGTGCAGCCTAATCTCCTTCTGAGTCAGGGCAGTAATGGCATTGCCATTCAGGTCTGTTGTGCTGGTCAGGTCAATCTCTACATCCTGCCGGGCCTTAAACTGCTCCCTGAAGTTGTCATCAATGATGCCTACCGTTACCTCCCAGCTATCAGTGTCGCAGACATTATGCTCCTGATAGATAGACAAATTGAGCATGCCTATAAACTCAAATGGCGCACCATTGTAGCCTACATCAGAGGTTATCTTAATCTCAATCTCTGCATTGATGAAGTATAGGTCATAGAGTGCTTTAATCAGCTTTGCGCCCTTGCCATAGAACCTAACCTCTGTGCTGAATGGCTGGTCAATGCCATGACTCTCCATTCTAATTGCAGTGAACTCAATTGCATCCCAGCCAATAGGTTCTTCAACCTCATCATTATTTAAATAGAATCTCCAGCCTGCCATGTCGCAAAGGTAAAAAGAAAAAGCCCCTGCATTGCAGAGGCTCTTTACCCCGTTCTAATCTAAACCAATAGTTCTATGATGCGGAGCTTCTGAATCGATTGTTCAATATTTTAGTTGTCCTTCTTGGTGTCCTGATGAACTTCTCAAAGCCTCGCTCATCCATGTTGAGCTGAGTGATGGGCAATGACCTAATGATGCTGCCTAACTCCTTGAGTTCACCCACCACCGGAGAGGCAGAGCTGCTTCTGTTGGCATAGTGGTTAGCCAGGAATAGCTCTTGCTTGCTGAGTGCATGGTTAGGAATAACCTGTGAGCCTTTTGGCAGATCAACCAGAGTAGCAGTTGGTGGTGTGAAGTACACCTTACCTGACTCAGTAACCACCTTTTCAACTCCTCGCTCACCTACAATTGCTCTTCCTCCCTCAAATGGCTTACCTTTTGTACCTTCTGCAAACTCAGGCACTGGTTGAGACATAATAAAGCCAATCTGAGCAGCCTGATTGAATAAGGTAAGGGCAGCAAGAGGCAATGTCACAGGATTGCTTGACCATTTAGCCACTATTGAGGCAGTTTCAAATATTACCCTTGCAACGGCTGCTGTCTGTTCTGCCTTCCATGCCTTCATTTTTAGCTCTTTCTCCTTCTCTGCCTTGCGCTGATTAATTTCATCAATCTTCTGCTGATTGCCATCGGCCAGCCTGATTTGCTCCTCTGATTGCCTGTCTAATGCAGTTAGCTGCTTGTCAATGTTGGCCGTGTATAGACTTGTGAAGCCATTTGTAAGAGTTGATGCAAGGTCAATGGTTGCCTGAATCCTTCTCTGCTTTTCTTCCTCTGCTTCTTTTGTGTCTTTTGCTTCTGATTTTTTGATTTTTAAAAGCTCTAATCTTAGCCTCTTATTCTCCTCAATCAGCTGTTCATTAACACCAACAGCATCCTTTATGCCTTTCTTTCTTGCCTCCTCATTGATTCTGATTAGCTCGTTATTGTAGGCAATCTGATTTTGGATAAGGATGTCTTTTTCAGTCTCATCATCCATGATTGTTGCCTTAGTTATGGCATCATTTAGCTTCTTTTGCCTTTCTGCTGACTCAAGAGATGCCTTGTAAAGTCTCTGGTCAGTATCAATTTCTGATTGAATTATTTCTTTAGAGTTTTTGTCATATTCAGCCAGGATGTCTTGCTGTTGCGTTTTAAGAATAGCAACTGTTGTTCTTGCCCTATCCTTAGCGGCCTGAACTCCTCTGTCTCCATACTCCTTTGACAACTTTAAGACCTCCGCGCTATTGGCTGCTTCTGCCTCCAGATTGGCAACTGATTGCTGTTGCAAATCAACCGTCTGCTTTATGCGTTCCAGAGTTATTAGTTTATCAATATTGAGCAGCTCCAGTTTTCTGTTGTATTCAAGTTCAAGTGCCTTTCGCTGCTTTTCAAGTTCTTCTGGAGTCATCGCTTTAGGTGCAGTAGGAGCATTGGCTACTACACCAACAATCTTAATGTATTGCTCCTCCATTGCCTGAAGTACCTTCAGTTCATTCTCCTGCTTTGTCAGATTCATCTGAAGCCTGCTGCTCATTGTGCCAGCAGCAGCAATGCGAGCTTCAGCAACTTTCTGCATCTGAGCATCAATCCTTGCCTCAAATGTCAGTAGCTGATTTCGGGCAATCTGCCTTCTTATGCCTTCAAGATTGGCAGCAGTTATTCTGATTTGATTCTGCTGGTCTAACTTTATTGTCTCTCTTGTCAGCTCAGTCTCAATGCGCTTTTGTGCCACTGCTTCGGCATTGAACTTAGCCTGCCTCTCTGCTGCTGTTGTGCTTCCTGCCTTAGCAAGTTCAGCTGCTATGCCTGCTGCCAGGTCATACGCACCTTTGAGGAATGGATTGAGTTTATTGCCAATTGCCAGAATAAGCTGGTCAATGGATGAGTTAAATCGGTTCTGGGAGGCTGCAAGTGAGGTCACCTGTGTATTACCCTTACCGAATGTATTTTCAAGCTCAGTGGCAAACTTAGGCAGGAAGTCAGCAGCAAGTACCTGACCTTTCTGGAGCATCTTGTTGAGTTCTCCTGTTGTCACTCCCATTGCCTTAGCAGCTATGCCAAATGCGCCTACGAGTCGCTCACCAAGTTGGCCTCTAAGTTCTTCAGCCTGCACATTTCCTTTGGACATCATCTGTCCAAGTGCCAGGAATGCGCCTTTAGTGTCTTCCGCAGTCAGACCCATGACTTGTGCAGCCTTGGCAACTGCTGCAAATTGTCTGTTAGTCTCCTGACTGCTCTGCCCGGCTAAGTTGGCAGCAGAGGCAAAGGTCTTATAGCCTTCTACTGCTCCTCTTAGATCAAGTCCTAACTTCTGTGCTGTCTGCCTGATGAACTCAAAGTTCTTATTGCCCATCTCGGCAGAACCAGAGGCAAAGTCAATGGCTTTCTTCATTGACTCAAACTTTACAGTAGTTTCTACAACAGCAGCAGCAAACTGTTTAATCTGACTTACTGCAAACAGGCCACCAAGCACACCACCTACCTTGCCAGCAATGCTGCCAAGTTCGCCCATTGACTTGTTGGTGTTGTTGCTCTCCTGGTTGAATTTCTTGAGTTCAGCCAATGCCTGCCTCTCTTCTACTGATAGCTTGTCAAAGGCCTGAGCAGCAGCCTCAAGGTTGGAAGTCTCAACGACATACCTAATCTTGATGTCATTATTACTTAGTGTTGCCATGCCCCAAAGATAGCAATTAAAAAAGCCACCAGATTCTGATGGCCTTTTACCCTCGAAAAACAAATCACTTACCCTTTTTACTTTTCTGGGCAGCAATATAGCTGCTCACGATTAGATAGTATTCATAGATTGGCCTTTCGACCAGGAATTTAAGTTTGACAGCATCTCCACCTGCGACTCTAAACTGCTCATCAAAGCGGAGTCTGTGCTGTCGTGTAATTGAAGTCCAATAATGTGTTTCAGGTTGTTTAGGCTTTGCAGAGTTTCTGCCCGCAAATAAGTCGGGAAATTCGTGCTGTATTCGGTCAAAGAGGGCAGATAGGCGTACTCTGGCAGTGTCAAAAAAAAACCCTCTACATCATTGTGCTTCATCCAATGCTCCAGCTTAGTCTTGTTGTATGGGTACTGATAATCCAAAGGATTCTCATGCTCATCAAAGTAAACAACTGTTGCCAGCTTCAGCTGCCGGAGCAGGCTAACGCTCATCTCCATTTGCTCTTTCAGCCTTGAGGCCAGCACACCAATCTCATATAACTTCTTATCATCCTTCTTCTTCTTGTCCATGAGCAAGTTTATTAGCCCATTGTTCCAGCCTCTCAGGAAGTCTGGGTTGATTTGCCAAAGTTCCTCGGTGAAGATGTCCCGGGCAGCTACTGCTCTTTGGAATGGCACATTGACCTCAGCTACGAATTTAAAGTAGTTGACTCCACCTGAGCAGAAGGCAAACTCAATTTGATCCCATCGGTCTTTTGGGGCTACTCCTTTGTAAAGTATTCTGCCTGCTTCTCCCTGAACAGGAGCTTCTTCTGCCACCGGTTGAACAGGAGCAGGAGCAGATGGTTTGCGCCTAAAAATATTGAGCATAGATAAAACGGATAGTCAAACATAAGCCAGGAGATGACAAGGAACTGCCAAGCTCCTGAGCAGAAAGGGCATTCACCAAGTGGCTTCGCCCAATTCATGGGCAGCTTCTGAATCTGAGAGAGATACCACTGCCCAAGTGGGTGATCCTCCAGCAGGTAATCCAGAAACAAAGAGAAGGATGCGCTGAGTGCGCTGATGAGCAACAACTTCAGCAGGCTCTCCATCGTGTGGAAGCTCAATGAGGCAACAGCCTCTGCGCTTGCCTCCGCAACTTGCATCAATATCATAATTCATCATGGGTAAAGTATTGGCTGATTATCGTTGAATATGTTTAGGATGACTAAGTTATCATCTTGGTTTGTGTAGGTCTGTGAGAAGCTCATGCAGATGTCTGTGTATTGCTTGCCATCACCGGCAGTGAATGTCACAGGCTGCAATGTAGCAGAATTTGTGAAGCTCAATGTGTAGCTGCCACCCCAAGGATTCAGGAAGCCTTCAGGCATGGCCTCAAAGTCAGCATCAACAAAGCCATCTAAGTCAATAGTCAGCAGTTGCTGAACGCGCACATTTACTCCTGGCTTAGTGATATTGAGCAGTATTTCAGGCTCAGTGTAATCGTTAGGCACTTGAATGTAGAATGCAGTCGGGCAAGCATTGAGAGGCTCGCAGACCTTGAAACAATCATTGCAGCATTGTGCCATACTTCTCCAGGTTAAAGTTGCTTGTAATTTCAGCAAAGTTAGAGAAAATGAAGTAGCGAAAAGCATCCAATGCGTGAGACTTGTCAGGGTTCTTATTCTTCCATGCATCAAGGCTGCCCTGCCGGTCTACCTTGGCCTCCTTGAGGTCAGTTACAAGTTCATCACATCGCTTGCTGCTAATCTGAACCTTGGCCTTCTGAAAGGTCAGGATTGTCACAAGCCTGCTGGCTATGTGGCTCGGATTTGAGCGAGGAACTTGCAGTTGCATGTCTGGGATGCCCAGATAGTTCTTGATGAGGGCATAGGCACTGATGTTGTCCTGAGTGAAGGCATTGCGAGAAGCACCTGAGGCATCACCATTGATGATGTAGGGAATGTTTGGGAACTCTTGACGGATGGTTTGACATAGGCTTGCCAGGTCTCCCACCCGATACACCTTGATGATGTTGATGGTGGCATAGAAGATGCCCTCCTCTGAGTTCTTGATGTATTGGCTGACTACGCATGTGTTAGTCACATTGAAGTCAAAGGAGAGGTACAGGTTATGCGTAGGCGAGGCCTTGATGTAGCCATCATAGACATGCTTGCTGTAATCGAATGAAGTGGCAAAGAGGCTTTCCCTATCCCAGATGCCCCACTGACCAAGGGCATAGACTTCGTAATAAGTCTGGCTGACTGACTTCAGTGCCTCCATCCTTGTGACATACTCATCATCAAGAAAGCTCAGAGCATCCTTGTAAGTGCCATGCAGCCTGAGTATCTGGTTCTGCTCCTTTGCCGGCACATCGTCAAAAAATCGCTTCTTTATCCAGTGGCTATCGGAGACTGGATTGAAGGTCAGGAAGAATCTCTTTGGTGTCTCTGACTTACCTCTGAGGCGCAAAGTGATCTGAGTGAAGTCCTCCAGACTTAGCTCAGTAGCCTCCTCAATCCAGATGTACTTAGCCTGGGAGAGTGACTTTAGCTTCTCAGGATCATCACAGCCAAGGAAAACAATCTTATTGCTGCCGGATTGCAGCTCAAGGTATCCTGTCTTGGCCTTAACCAACTTCTCAAAGCCCCATTGGCTTATCTTGTTCCTAAAGTCAGCAAAGACTGAATTACGCAAAGTGCTGGCAACCTTCCTGATGACAAAGTAAGTCTGGAATTGGTTGGCCTTATGATTGCATATCTCAGCCAGAAGCAGCTGGATCATGGTCTGACTCTTTCCACTTCCTGCTCCTCCCCATAAGATGTTGTAGGTCTTAGGCTCAACCAGAGCAGGCAAGTACTTCTGACTCCACAGGTCAGGAGATGACAAGTCAACTGTTATCATCGGATGCTTGGCCTATTGGCTTGGGCAGAATGACTGTTGTTAGATTAGCCTCTACATCAATGTCTTGCTTTGGCTTCCCATAAGCTCTATCAAATAGAACCTCAGCTGCTCTTACATCTCCTCTTACTGCTTTTGCTCTTAATGCAATTAAAATTGCCTCAGCAGCAGTTTTTCCATCCTTCTGATCTCCAAGGACATTAGCAAGTAATTCCCTTAATTCAGGGATTTTCTTAGGTCTTCCAGCAGGATTGCCAGACTGTCCTTTTTTCCATTTACCTTTTTCAAGATTCTCCGGTCTTGGCATCCTTGTTTTGTCCTTGTAAAGTACCTTGTGACATTATCACTTATTATCTGCGTAAAATCTGCGAGCATAACGGCCATATTTTTGTAGCCGATCGGTTAATTGTTTGCTCTGCGTAATATTCCAATTCATTGGCTGACCTGACTGTGTAAATACATTTACTTTCCCAGTCTTGACATCAATGTATGCTGTCTGTTTTACTTTTTTGGTATTATAAACAGGCCCACCATTGATGTATAACCTCTTCTGGTCTCCTTTTTCCCAATATCTAACATCTGCGCCCATTTTTTTGCCAACTGATTTAGCAAGTTCCTGTCCTTCAACTCTGCGAAATCCTGGGCCTGATGCTGCTCCACCGCCTCCGGTTGCTTTTTTGCGTACACCGCCTGATGCTTTAGCCATTTTTTAAGGTCATTATATTGTCTTGCCAAATTAAGTTTTTTTCTTGGCAAAACTTATGTACTTGCTTGCCGCCTCCATACACCACCATAAATGGGTTGTCAAGGCCAGATATTTCTTTAGCTATATGATATTCAGCTTCTAAATCATCAAATCTATTAGCATAAGCACGGGTTGCAAAGGCATTATAGCCTTTGGGAATGCCTAATTGATTAAGCTCTCTAAACTTCTTGCTGACATTAAGATCAACCAATACTTTAATTTCATTGGATTGCAGGAATCTGGCAATCCATCGCTTCTTGTAAATTAGAAATAAGCCATAGCTCTTAGGTGTCTCATTGAATAGACTAAGGTTAGGTTCAACAATAGCCTTACAACCTGACTTAATTAGCTTATATGGGTCATCCCAAAGCGCATCGAACCGATAGTCATCTACATAGAAGTGATAAGTACCTGGATTACCATTATCCCTGCTCTGAAAGCCATAAGGAGCAAAAGGAATATCAAGCATTGAAACCGGATAAAGTGGTAACAATGTTGGTATATCATATTCATTATCAGAAGGGAATAAGCAATCTGGAATCCAAGGTGCTTTTTCTTGCTCCTCAAATCCATCTGGATCAGGTTCATCAAATCCTGGTACATCTAATCCCCATTCTGCCAATTCCTCTGGCATGTATTCATTGGCTAACGAATCCCAATCCCACTCACCGAATCCAACATTGTCTTTAATAATGAACTCACGCTGTTTGGCCTCATCCCAATCAACTACCTCAACAGGCACTTGCTTCCACATGGCTTCCTTCATGGCTTTGAATCGCATATTGCCTCCAAGGATAACCATGTCCTGATTAACCACTATTGGCCTGACATTTGCCATCTCTGGGAAGTCCTTAAGCGACTGAACGAGCTTCTTGAACTTATCATCCTTAATAAGTCTGGGATTGCTCGGATTGGGCTTAATTTCTGAGATTGAAACTACTTGCATGCAGGATTATTTCATCTTTGGCTTCATGCTTGGCATCTTAGGCTTTGCCGCTTTCTTAGCCTTTTTAGCCACAGACAGAGCAATAGCTACTGCCTGCTTCTGAGGCTTGCCTGCCTTCATTTCGGTCTTGATGTTTTTGCTAATGGTCTTAGCGGAGTAGCCTTTCTTTAGCATAGTCTTAAAGTTTATGCAAAGATAAGTATTTCAAAATTGCCTCATAAACTTCAAGCTGATTGCGCCATCTGCGCTTGTGTCCAGGAGCAGCATCTTGGATTAATAGCTTATTTT